TTGCGCCGCTCTTCTGCTTCCTTGATGTCTATGGCGCGCAAGCGTTGGAGGTGTTCTGCCTTCTGCTGTACTTCCAGTGCTTCATATTCCTTCCTTATTGCGGAATCATCGTCCAGGCGATCCTTCGCCATGTCTTTTTCCATCTGCGCCCTTGCGCGCCCTTGCGCTGCTGCATAACGCGCTGCCTCTGCCGCCCTTGGGTCTCCGCCCCCGGCACCAAAGCCGCCCTGTTTGGATATCTCTATCTGCTCGTTTACAAACTGCCGACTTCCATCCAGAATTTCATCGCGGTCTTTCTGGAGTTGATTAGCGGCAAGTCTCTGACGCTCGCGGCGTTGATCCTCTGCTTTTGACGCCGCGACAAACCCCTCATTTATTTTCCGTCTCTGTTCTCTATCCAGTCTTTCCTGTATTCCGTTGCGTTCGTTAAGCGCTTTCTCGACTGCGTCATTGGCGCCCTTCAGTCGGGTTACAGCCTCGCTGTAACCGATAGATCGGTTGTCGCCCTTTTTGTTGAATCTATCTATCGCCGCTTGTGCTGTCGCCTGATTCTGGAAGAGCAATTGCAGTCGCTCATTAGCGCGCCGCAACTGAGCTTCATCAGAATTACTCACGGCAGCCGTAGTCGCTTTGACTGCCGCACTCGTCAAGTCCAGCATAGCCTTGAAAGCGGTTAATGCCCCGGAGGATTTCGATATCTCTCTGGCTAACTCGCTGAACTGTTGAGTAAGGGTGTCGAGTTTGCCGGCAGCGGTAGTGTCTGCCACGGTCTTGGCAACGCCACCAACCTGACTCTCAACGATTTCAAGGAGGGTGGCAGCCGCCTTGCTTTCGTCCCCCAGCCTTACCATGTCAATTATCATGTCGCGCTGAGCATCAGTGAAACTGATACCCTTCTCGCGCAAAGCCGCAAGACCTATGGTGGGGTTTTCGATAGCCTTACCCAGTGCTACTGCACTGCTTTCTACCGACCCAAAACCCGTTTCCGCTAAATCCTGGGAGGCATACAGCACGCGCTCAAATGCGTCTGAACCGACAGACTTGAACGTGAGCAACTGGGCAGATGCATTGCGTATTTCATCGGTACTGGCCAGCGTCGCATAGGAGATCCTCTGCGCCATACTTTCAAGGTCTTCCGTGGTAAGCCCTGCGGCTTGCCCGGTTGCCCGTATGACCCCGTCCATGCGGGCCATAGTCAATTCTGACTTGTATGCCTCCCTGGTGGCATAGGCGAAAGCCGCTGCCAGGGTAGAGATCGCTATAGTGGCTCCGGCGCCCACTAAACTGGTGCGTTCCATCAGGGTGGCGACAGCATTTACCCGTCCAGCTACCCCATCCAGTGGGCCACGCATGACTGACAGGTTGCTGGCCAGGCGGCGCATGTTGCCTGAAAAAGTATTGGCGTTTTTATCGGATTCTTTAAGCACTTTGCCGAGTTGCTTGGCTTTCTCAGCCGCCTCGCGCATCGCCGCTTCGTACTCGTTGATTTTGGCAGTGACGAGGACTTCTACTTCGTTCTTTCTTGCCACTTCACTACCCCTTTCGCCAGTGCCTTGCCGAATAGGGTACTCATCAAGCGCTTTGACATATCAACATCTTTCTCTGCCTGACGCTTACGCCACCAGTCGAGATTGTCGAGAATCATGCGCTCGGAGAGTTCCCTGCTATCCATCCGCGCCAGCAGTTGGTTTACTGTCATGCCCATCCGTTCTGACAATGAAAGATAGAATTGTCTTTCAGGACGGGCAATCAGTTTTTTGCCAGTTCCTCCATCCCCTCTATGCCTAACGCATTGAGCGTGGTGGCCTCACCGAAAAGGCGCGACAGGACGTTGCCGTTCTTCCTGCCCAGTTTGACGATATCGGCAGGCGTGAACAGCAGTTCCCCGGCATCGTCCACCAGGCAGTGGGACAAATAGAGCGCGCGCAGGTTCTCCACCGTATCCCTCTTGCCGGATAGGGCAGACAACTGCTGCTCGTAAGAGTCCCGCGCCTTGCCGGTCATTACTGCAATGCGAACATACCCACCCCATTCAGGGACTTCGACATCCTTATAGGACAGGTCTTCAGCTTCCAGAATTTCAGCGGCAGTCAGTCTTTTCACGGCGCGGTCACCGTGATGTCACCGGAGATAGCGATAGACACTGAACCCGTCAGTGCGGCATCGACAGATCCGTTGACGCTATCGGCGTTTTTGACTGAACCAAGAAACTCAATAGTAGTGCCATCAGGCAGGTCGAGCTGGAAGGAGATTGCCGACCCTGTGCCCGATGCGGCGCGTACCAGATTCTGCCCGGTAGCAGTGTAATCGGGGTGCCACTCCATAGAGAAGTTGCCAAAGTCTTTAAGGCCCGACAGCTTTTCTTTAGCGGTTGAACTCAGATTGGTGATATCGATCTCGCCCGCTTCACCGTCGAATCCGGTAAAGCTGATAACATTTTCAATTACTGTATCGGCAGTGCCTGGGGCGCTGCTCTCTACCGAGATGGTGGTGCCTTGCGCGGAAATAGCTGTGGATGCCATTTAGAGTATCCTCTTCTTTGCCTGATAGTTTGATAAAGCTCTGCCCGAATAATAGGCGAATTGTCTCTCATATTCCCGCGCAAAGCGCGCCGCAAAGACAGCATCGACAACTTCTTTTGTTTTGTCGAACGGGGTCTTTATATCGTACCTGAGAATCGCATAGGGTTCGCGGAACACGTTGCGGTTCTTGTCGCCCTTGCGCCAATCCTTCCAGCCGCTATGCCCTTTCTGCCAGGTGCGTTTCTGCAAGCGGATGAAGAACTGGAAGGTATTGTTAGGGCTGGCCCTATTCAAAAACGCGCCTGGGTAAGTGCGGCGCCCAACCCGCAATCCACCAATCTTGTGCCCCTTCTTCTTGGTGTTGGTTGCGCCAGTCACATAAAAGCGCTTCATCACTTTCGGATTGCGCTCTGCGATCCTGATCGCTGGCATGTTCTTGGTATAGCCTTTAACTTTAGCCCGCAATTTTTTGGCCGATGCGCGTTGCACAAATACGCGCTTACTTACGTGCTTCAGCTTTACTGCCGGGTCGCCTGGCGGGCCTATGTACGTTTGCTGTTTTTTGTAGACATACATCAAACGCGCTTCATCTCTGACCTTCCGCGCCAGCACTCCCTTGGAAGTGGTGGCGACAATGCTCAGGGATCTCGCAGTGGCTTGCGGGCCAATCCGCTCTTCAATGTACTTGAAGTTCTTCACCAGAGAGGCGGTGTCTTTGTTGTATGACTGCGTGATGTGGATAGCCATCAGTAGGATACCCGGTAGATCATGGAGATTTGCGCCGTATAAGACATGTGCGGAGCAAAGGCTTCCATGTCATAGCTGAACTGCGTGTGCATCAGGCTGATAGCCTCTTTGCGCAGCTCAGGAGAATCCAGTACAGCATTCACCGCCTTGTCGATATCGCTTTCAGTCTGCTCGTCCTCGCAGTCATAGATAAAGACCAGGGATATGACCACTTCGGCCAGGTCTTTACGTTGCATGTTGCCTGAGTAGGTACCGCCCTCCATCAGCACGATAGCGACCGGCACCTGCTCGGCAATATCGGTAATCTGCTTGCCCACCAACGTGGTCCACGGATGCGGAATAGCGTTGGCGACCAATTCCTTGACTCGGTAGCGTGTAGTCATCTGGGGGCCACTATCAGGCGCATGATATGCCCTGGGTCGTCAAACACACTCTCAATAGAATACTTGCTCCCATTGACCACGGCATAGTCGGAGCGTTGGACACATCCAATAATCCCTGATGGTATGCTGAGCAGATGCGAGCGCGTGAAATTGCCGTATCCGTCTACAGTCTGGACATCTTTTTCGATGACCATGACCATATCAATGGCATCGCCGGTAGCGGGATAGTATTTGCCGACCACGCCGCCTGCCTCTGTGAGCCAGACGGTCGTAGCCCGCAACATCTCGTCAGCCAGGGACATCGTCAAACGTCGATGCTCGCGGGCGGCCACGCTTGCGCGGCTTGGGCACATCAACGTCCTCGATAACTGGCGCAGGTTCCTCGACAGGCTTTTTGACAACAGGCGTGGTGGGTACTCCCGCCAGCCCGTTGTCAATCAACCGCTTCGCAGTCGCTTCATCAACATCCACCGTCTCGCCCGGCAGGGCGTAGACGGTGGCGCCGTTTTCACGGTGAGTGCCGAGCCTTGATTTAAGTACAACCTGCATTACGCCACCGTAGCGCACAGCGATGCGTTCTTGCGGTAGGGCACCAGCAGGGGCGCACTCTGCATCATCACATAGCGTACTGAAGGGTCAGGCTCAACCCAGGACTTGGTGAAGACCTCACGCGCCTGATAGCCCGCATCCTCGTCGCGAATTGCGCCGAAATGCCGAACCCCGTCGATGCCTGCACTGCCCAGCAGCACCGTGTTAGCCGGCAGGACAGGCTTTTCAGTGTCGTCGGCAGGGTCAACGTACCAGTCGGAGTACACCCAGTAGCGGTGCCTACCATCAGTGCCCATGTACTGCGCGCCAATCTGGGCAGCCAGGACAGTGTCCATATTCGCGCCCAGGTTAGCGCGCCG